CGGATATCCGACAGCTTGCGCGACTCAAGATCCTTCTGCGCCTCCTCATCGGACGGCTTCCAGTCGCAGCCATGCCAGACCCGTTCGATCCGATCAAAGACCAAGACCTGGCTCTTCACGTTCCGCATCGAATTGAACGCGCGGTTCGCCTCGGCCAAGCCGCCGCCAATCGTCTCGACGATGTAGGCCAGTAACTCCGACTTTTCGAGGGTCAGGTTGTGCCTCTTCGGCGGCATCTCTCGGAACGTCGCCCGTAGCGTCGAACCATTTGGAAGGTAACTCATGGTGGAAAACAGATAACTCTACTTTGTCCTCTTGTCAACGGAAAATTACCAATGGCTATTTCTCGGTTATCCTTGGTCTACCTAGCTCATCTAAAGATAAGCCTCCCCTTTCTAAAAAAGGGGAGAGGCTTATTCCGAAATCGGAAAGCTTGCGCTCCGCCTTTGGGGGCGGTGCCGCTTCCGTTTCGGAATAAGGGTTGGAACGCGTTTGTGTCGCTCAGTCGACATGTGGGAATGCCTCGCAATCGCTCAGAAATGCCCCGTAGAGCGTTCGAAAGGTCGTTTTCGGCTCTACGGACGGTTTCGAGCATGAACGCGCTAGAATCGAATCGGCGAAAAGACATGGTTTTGGACGCTCAGATTGGCCGACTGAAAAGTTATCCGTGATTTTCCACAAGTTCTCGCGCAAGTGTTCGATACGCTAACTCAGCGGTAGCGGGGACGACACCGTTTCCGAGGAGTCGAAGTTCGTCGATGCGGCTGTCATGCGCGTGGCATAGCCGCTCGTAATCCGATAGGGATTCCCGGTGGGCATAACCCATCCAACGGGTATCCCCATCAATGTCTCCACCCATCTCGGATTCAGGCGATATGTCGATGACACGGGGTGGTTCCCATTCGCATCGGTTGTCTCCGCCAGGACGGCTCGGCCAAACTCGACCGCGTAAACCTTTCTGGCCAACTGATCCTCCCGATTCCGATCCGTCACCGCATACATCCACGCTCCCGGTGAATCCTTCCCATCCCGCGCCGATGCGGTGGGCCAGGATGAAGATTCGCTTCCTGCGATGGGGTGCGCCGCATTCTTCCGCGCTAAATATGCCTGCCGCAACGCGGTAATGAAGCCTTTCCAGTCTCTCGATGCAGTGTCCGAAAACGCTAGAACCGTCTGGCATTGTCGCGGTAAGCAATCCTTCGACGTTTTCGGCGAAGAGCATTCCCGGCTGCATGATGGCGATTCCATCGGCAATGATGTCGAACAGCCACCGCTCGTCATCGACCGCTTTTCGCTGTCCCGCGACACTGACAGGCTGACATGGCCAACCAAATGAGAGAATCCCGCCAGCCATGAGTCGAGTGAAGCTGTTCCAGGGGAAAGTTCGAACGTCCGCGAAAATAGGGGCTGCACCCAGGAGTCCGTTTTCCATTTTCGCAACCAGGTTCGCGATGGCAAATGCTTCCCTCTCGCAGTAAGCGACTGCTCGAAGATTCGGGATACAGCGTTCGAGTCCAAGTCCGATGCCCTCGTATCCTGAGCAAAGGCTGACGTAAGGGATGATGGGAGAATGATGACGCATGGATTCATGGCTTTGAACGCTCCGCCACCGGGTAAACATCGTAATCCTCCGGCACTTCGACCGGAACAACGCGAATCCGACCCTGCGTGTACTCTCCGGGGTTGAGTTCCTTGGCCGTCGCTTCCGCCTCCTTTCGCGTGGCGTATTCGAGCGTTCGATAGCTGACAACACGCTCCTTCAGGTCGGACCAGCCAATCGCGCCGCTGACCTGAACTTTGAACTTGGGAGGGGCGAAGAGATTGCGGCTCATTGGCCAACCTCCTCCTCGCTGACCAATCCATTGCGCTCTAGCTGCTCAATCGCCCTCTGGAGATAAATCGCCTGGTCGAGACACTCCTCCAGCGCATGACGCAGCCACGCGCGGAGGGGAAGCGGATTGTCGCTCACGGTCGTGCCGTACTTTTCGATGCCGCGCATCTGGCGTTCGGCGATAAGCTGGCACACGCGGAGTTCGGTGCCGCTCAGGTAGTCGGCTGGGTCGTTCCTGCTCATGGATAGAGTCCTCCGTTACGAATCAGGTTGATGATCGATTCCGAGTCGTCGATGAGTTCCTGGCGGCGACGCTCTCCCTCGCCTGTACTATCGGTAGACTTGTACATGCGGACGTAAAACAGCGCATGTTCAAGGTTGATGAGAGCATCCGACACCTGATCGAGTCGAATCGATGCTTCGAGCAGGATCGGCGACTCCGTTAGAGTGGACAAACTCTCAAGGCGCGCGATGAGTTCCTTAAGACTCGTGTTTCGCGCTTCCAGTTGCGCGCGGGAAAGGCCGGACGGTTTCACAGGCTGGCACTCCTCGGCGTTGTAGACCTTAATCACGGCAACTTCTCCTCATCAGGGTTTCCCTCAAACGCGGGACAAATTCTGTCGCCGGGTTCTCGCTCAATGATCAGTTCCAGAATCTGCTCTCCGTTCGCGGCGACGATGCTGCAAATGTGCTTCTCCTCGTCATAAATGCTCATGGGAGTGGCTTGGTGTTCCTCGCATTCGCCGGTGATGATGGCATTGAACAGGTCGATGATGGTCTGGGCGTTGGTTTTGCTGCTTATGGTTAGTTTCATTGGTTAGCGGGGTTTCAACGGACGGTGAAAGGGTCGGATTGGGTGGCAACTGTAAAGGATTCCTTGACGGTTGAAATTCGGTTGAGTTCGCGCATCACACGTTTGGAATACGCGCGCGTGGAGGATTTGCGTAGGCCAGTTGGTCCGCCCTGCCAGATTCGAGCGAGCGATTCGTCCGACAGATTCTTGCCGTAGTGGCTCAGATAGGCGGTGGCAATGAACGTGGAAACCGCGCGATTGGTGACTTGTTGGTGCGCGTAGGATGTTCCCATGATGCGGTTTACATCGCGCACGAGGATCGGTTTGATCTGCAACGCGCCAAGTTCGCCATGACGCCCTCGGGCCAGGTCATTGCCTCCGGATTCAATCTGAATCAGAGCGGAGAGGAGGAGTGGATGCATGATTCGTTGGTGGATGCGCTTTGGCGAATGGTGGAATCTATTCCCGCAGGGAATAGGATTTCAACACGCGCGCGGGAGGTTTCTAGCGGGTTTTTAATCCTGTTGCCAATAGCCGGTTTCCTTTTGCTGCTGGTTCACGTTGACCAGTCGCGTCGATCCGCACCGGCAAGTCTGCTCGACCGTTGTCCATCCATGCGCGCGGGGGTTCGGTCGGTTTGAATCAACCGGACCGCTGAAACAGCGAGTGACGAATGTCCTTGGCTTGTGAATATGTTTCTTCATAGCTGGTCTTTCGCTTTCTTGATTACCTCGCGCGCGTAGTCTAAATCCTCGTCATCGGCCATCGGATGCGCGAGACGTTCAAGCGCGGTCAGTAGCTCAGGCGCGGAGGCGATTAGATCGGCATTGGCCTGTCGCTCAGATTCGGGCGTTTCTTCGTCCGCCCAATGATTTGTCGCGTAGCAAATAAGAGCGTCGCCAGCGCGGACGTTAAGGCCGGTTGTTCGCCAAGGGCCGGGGGTGAATTGGGATTTCATGAATGCTCAGGCTTTCATTTTTCCGGTTTCGATTGCCCATTGGATTCCCTGCGCGGCTTCCTGCTGGTTTTCATCCAGGCGCGCGCCATTGCAAAGGATGCGCGTGGGTATGAATGAGTTCTGGCCGTTCGCCCGTTTGACCGCGCGGGAAAATCGCAGGGATGCGCGAACGGCGGTTTCGATTGAACGGTGGCGCGAGACTTCGCAATTGTTGAACGTATCGTGGAGTGAATAGGTTTTCATGCTTTGGATTTGTTGCGGATAGGTGGCCTACCCTTTCGCGCTACCAGGTGAGCGATAGCGCGCGTAGGGTGGGTCAAATCTCAAAGGTAATTAGACGATGGCCACGGCGAGGCTCAATTTTGGCCGTCATTCGCTCCTTTCGCGTCGCGTCGCGCATCGCCTGGTTCCATTCTACCTTGTCGCGGAAAGAGCCGTTGCCGATTTTCACCGAGACATTGCGCGGCATTTCATGCGCGAGATGTTGCGCGCGTTCAAATTGCGCGAGCGGGGAAAGATTGAGAAATGCCGGAATTGAATCTCCAAAGCCAGTCCAGAATTGATCGGATAAATCGCGGAAGATTGCGGTTATTTTCATTGGATGCGCGGGGAACGGGTTATTCGGATTGTTTCGCTTTCTCGATTATCTCGCGCGCGTCAGCGGCACAGCGTTTAAGACTATCTAGCATGAAGACTATCTCTCGCGGATTAGTTGATACCTTACGAAGCAAAAACTCCGCATCCTCTAATGCCGCAAGCAATTCGGATTCGATGGGTTTCATAGGTGCGCGCGCGTAGGGTTTTAGACAGTGAAAACATGCGCGAATGAACCGTCGGGAAGGCAACCCGTGACAAAAACGCGGTTCCATGGGTTTGACTCGATCGGGGTTTGATAGGACTTGAAATCCTCCGCGCAGAAACGCGCAACCAGTTGGCGAACCGCTTCCCGATGGCATTCATCACCTGACAATTCGTGAGGATACGGGATTGTCACGGAGCCGCGTTCACACGCCGCTTTGATGCGTGAACCGCGTGAGTTAGTGGCGGGGAGATACTTCGAATGGATTGCTTGCATGGTTTTTTTTGCTTTTGATTCGGGCTTGATTACCCGCAGAACCTACCGTTGCCGATAGGCTCGCCGGGGAATCAAATCTTGGTGATTTGATGCAATGCGGATTCAATATCACGCCGGAGGCCGGACCGAATCGAATCGGCCAGTTTCAATGCGGCATCCATGATTCGTTCCGCTTCATCGCGCGCATCCAAGATAATCTTGTCGCGTTCACGCAGGGAATCGGCGCGCATTTCCGCGCAACGGCGCGCGCAATCCTGAATTGATGCGGAGGCTAGAATTCCCGGTTCAATGTCGGATTGAATGTCGCTTTCGATGAATGGGATTTGCTCGCGCAACCACGCGCCGCAGTAGCTGTCGGAGCCGAGACTATCGGCGGCGGCGGTAAGGATTTGAATCTCTTCTGACTTGGATTTCATGAGGATTTGATTCGGCGATTGATTCGCCGCCGTTCCCCACTGGTTGCCCAATGGGGAATCGCGGGGAATCAGCGGCGGATAATTCCTGCGGCGCGCATAGCCTTGCGCCAGTATTTGTCGCGTGAAGGGGGGTTTGACTTGTCAAAGTGAAGGGATTCCGTCCGTTCGCTTGCGTCGCGATAGTTCGTTTCGGAATAGGACGAAAGCCAATCCCAACGGGAACCGGCGCAAGGGGACGATGAGGGGACGGGATGCGCGCGCATCAATTCAACCAGTTCGCGGAACGTGACAGGCTCCGATTGAGAGATGAATCCGGCATCGTCGGATTCCCCGAATTCGGCGGATTCAGGCGTGACGATTTCAAAGGTGCGGGATATTAGGATCATGGGATTGATTGGCTTTGGATTATTCGGTGACAAGCGATTCCTCGGATTCGATGGCCGAGTGAATCTCGAACCAAACGCATTCAAGCTCTGAGGAAACTTGAGCGATTGCTTCGGTGACTTCAGCGGGGAACAAGTCCGAGTTCTCTCCGTCCATGCCACGATACCGAAAGGATTCGGCGGCGGCAGACATGAAGGAAAGCAGTGTCTCGAAAGCGGATTCGATGGACGGATTGCCTCGAAGCGTCAAATCGGTGACTCGGTGTTCACCGAAAGGCCCGTCCAGAATGAAGCCGGACGGGGAAAGGGAAACGGTGATTTGCTCTTCTCCTTTGCCGATAGAAACGGCAGGGAACAAGCGGGATGAGATGATGAATGGCGAATGAAGGGTCATGGGATTTGCTTTGGTTAGAATTGAGAACGGAAAAAGAGCAGATAGAAAGCGGCGGCGGTGGCGGTGTAGATGGCGGTTTGGATGAGGAGTGATTTGATGCGGTTTTTCATGACGGGAAATCGAAAGGTTAGTTGCAACGAATGACGCCTAGAAACTTCATGCCTTGCTTGTCAGCGGCGCGCTTCACGCCGTCAATGTCGCCGGGGAATCGCCCAATTCCGCTTGCAACGGAATTGTCAGGCATAGCAAGGCCGAAAAGAGAACGAAGCCTAACTTCGTCCCACGTCGCACCTTCAATGGCGGCGACGGTTTTCAGCGATTTGTTCAAAGCAAAGTAGGTTTCGGATTTCATGACGGGAAGAGAATGCGGCACGGCGGGGAAAGAGTCAAAACTTTTCTTTAACTTTTTTTCGACAGGGGGAAAAGGCCTGATTTTACGGGGGGAAATGCGTGGTTTAGACAGCGTCAGGATTCGAAGTAGACAGTGTCAGGATTGGCAAGACAGGCCTTGCGAAAGGCTACCTTGGATTGCAAGGTACTTGGCATGAAAGAGAAGCCATGGGAAAAGGCCAAGACTTTGTATCTGGCGGGGAAGTCATGGAAAGCGATTTCAGACGAAACGGGACTAAATCAGTCAACGCTCATGAGCAAGGCCTCACGGGAAGATTGGACGAAGTTTCGAAAAGGGATGAGAGACACAATCTCTTCTAAAGAGATTCAATCCTTGGAGTCGCTGTCGGCCCTCGTTCGAAACAAGCTCGCCGAGGATGCAGCTGCAACAATTGAGCGGGTGAATGGGTACAGTCTGGAAGGAATCCGTGACGAATCCACACGAGAGCAAATCCTCGGAAGCGTGGCGAAGCGGTCCGCACTGGTTTTCGGATGGTCGGAAACTGGAGAACAGGCTAGTGTGAGTATCAATTTACTCGGTCAAATGCCCGACCGAATCACGGAGGTGCAAGTCACGGGAGAGACTGGTTTGAAGTAAACATAACTGTGATTGTGCAGCATTAGCTGTCTAATGGACTGGATTAGATTAGCTAATGACAGAAAAGGATTGTTTTTCCTAGGGATTGGCACACTTTTTGACTGGAGGCCTGGCACCCCCTTTGCGGGTGGGCTTCGTTTACGATACCCCCCTCAAAAATTTTCCGCCTTTTTGACCATGCTAAATAAAATTAAAATTGGTCAAACTATTACTCTCACCTACTGCGAGCAGAAACTGGCCCACTTCGTCGCCAAGCATCGCAACGGAAACAATCGTCATTTCAATGTGGCGAATCTCAAAATCAGCGCAGAATCGCCGCTGACCGTGGATTTGGAGGGCATAGCTGGTGAGATTGCTTTCTGTCGTCTGTTCAATGTGTATCCCGATCTGGACACCGATCGTCCACCTCCGCATCCGTTCTACGACGCGACAATCCCGCCGCCGCCGGGATATCGCATCGATGTCAAAACGACCAAGTACGATGGCGGAAAGCTGATGGTGGACGCGCGGAAGGACAGCGTGAAAACGAGCGCAATCGACTTCTACGTTCTGATGACCGGCACTTTCCCAGGTCCGTACACATACCGCGGCATGATAGCGCGGGAGATAATCATCGCCCCGCATCGGATTGAGACGATCAAGGGTTATCGCTCCTACGTCGCCATCCAGAGCGAACTCGTGGCCAACCCCATGGACGCCACATTTTAATTGACGCGATAAGCGTTTCTGTCGCTCCATCCCGCGTAACGACCTTAAGCAAGGCATTCGCTTGGTCAGCGAGCGCAACCCGTCTAAGCGGCAATGACACTCCGCATCGGAAGCAGGTTGGATAATCAGCCACCGTGTGGTGGATTGATGGCCAGCCGCCACAACTCAGATAACGTCGGTTTACTTTTTTAGATTATGGCTTGTCCTAATGTCTTTAACGCCTTTGCGGTGGCTACCGAGTCGCTCGCTCAGGACGTTTACAAACGCGCCTCGTACCGTTCGATGTGGTTGAACCTCATTGAGCGTGGCGAGTATCCCCAGGGTACTGGCTTGACCCAGACCTCGTTCACCACGACCAGCATCGAGCCGACTTCGGCTGAAACTTGGTCGGCCATCACCCTTGCTACCGGCAACCCCGGCGACAACGGTGGCGCTTGCGATGTCACCTACAACGACGTTCCGGTCGGCTACAATGCCGTCACCTGGAGTCCTGAGCGTTTCGCGCTCAAAGGTCCGCTCCTGTGTAAGGACGATCTGACTTTCGATCATCGCGTCGAGGCGTTCCTGCGGGTGTATCTGGAGAAGCTCTCGATCCGCGCGCAGCGGTCGTGGGAGACTCGTTATCAGAACATCTTCGCCAAGTACGCCATCAAGGCGATTGCCGATTCGAGCTTCACCCAGACCGAGACGATTCCGTCTGGTGTGAATGAGTTCCCCTGGATCGATGGTGTGTCCACCGGTCAGGCGCTCAATCAGTCCACCTCCGAGCTGACGCAGGAGATGCTGGATGTCGCCGCTGCCACGCTGATCCGTAACGGCGCTACCAATCCCGATAGCTCCGGTTTCATCAGCTACAGCAGCGACGGTCCGGTGTTCCCGCTCTACATCGGCTTGGAGGCTTCGCAGCGCATCGCTCAGAACAACCCCGCGTTCCGCGACGATCTGCGCTATGCCGACATGGGCAGCGGCAGCGGTGCTGAGTTGCTCAAGCGCATTGGTGCGAATCGGGTCATCAAGAACTTCCGGCATGTGCCGAATCTGTTCCCGCCCCGCTTCACCTACGCCGGTGGCAAGTACACGCTGGTTCAGCCGTTCACCAGTGCCAGCGGCACCAAGGGTACGGTCTACAGCGTCAACCCGAGCTGGACTACTGCTCCGTACGAGGCGGCGTTCGTCGTCACCCCGTATGTGTTCAAGAGCCACATCGTCCGCCCCGTGAATCGGGTTGGCGATTTGGCCTGGATGCCGACCAACTACATGGGCGAGTGGCAGTGGGTGACTGGTGCCTACAAGCTCAACACCGATTGCGCCGATCCTCTCGACAAGAAGGGTCAGCACTACGCTGAGTTCATTCATGCTCCGGAGCCTGTATTTACCAATCAGGGCATGACCATTATCTTCCGTCGTTGCACCGGCGCTCTCACGACCGTGATTTGCAGCTAATTGAATCAAATTGATTGACTCAGATGCCGCCATGGGGAAACCTGTGGCGGTATTTTTATGCACATCAAGCGTGGAACGATTCGAGAAGACGGGATGATTTTCTGGGGTTACTGCGGAAAAACCCCAGATGGACAGCCTTTTCCGTACTGGCTAAAGCCTGAAATCTATGAGCGAGAACGAGAAAAGGCGAAAGCAAGATTGAAGGCTAGATACGCATCTCGAAAACAGGAGTATTATGAGAAGCAAAAAGCGTATCGTGAGAAAAACAAAGAAAAAGTGTTTGAGTCAAAGCGTAGATATCGCGCCAAAAACGCCGAGAAAATCAAGCTGGCCAAGCAGAAGTACGGCATAGAAAACCGAGACAAAATCTCCAAGGCGCTTGCTAATCGTAGAGCTGGAAACCCGATTGTTAGGTTGGCCAACTCAATGCGTCGCTCAATCAGGCGATACCTCGACGTTGGCCAGAAAGGCGAGATGAGCAGCTTCGAAATCATCGGCTGTTCAAAGGACGATCTTCGCAAGCACCTGGAATCGAAGTTCAAGGGTGGCATGACATGGCAGAACTATGGCAGCTACTGGCACATCGACCACATCGTTCCGCTGATTTCCGCGAAATCGCCAGAGGAGGTGAAGAAGCTCTGCCACTGGACGAATCTTCAGCCGCTCACAGCGTTCGAAAACATTTCAAAAGGCTCAAAAATGCCTCTTGCCATCGACGCATCCTTGTCTCAGTTTATCGACCGGATTGACTCATAGGTTGTTTGTCTAAAAGCCGCTACACGCGGCAGCCCCTCATCGGCCCGAAAGGCTGGTGGGGGGTTTTTCGCATTAGCCTTGACACCAACGACCACGAAGTGATGCTCCCTTCATGCCGGTTTTTACCATCCCCAAAGGCGTTGAAATTCCCGAGAATCTGAAGGAAGGCGAGGCTTTCCAGACGATGGCGACTATCGTTCTCGGCAAAGGTGGAAAAGCTGAAGTCATCGAGATTGATGGCATGGCGATTCCCGGCTACGAAAAGAAATCGAAGGGCAAGAAGATGGCCGAGCAGGGCGGTGAGTACGAGGAGGAGGAGGGCGAGGAGATGGAGGAGGAGGGTGGTGGCGGCGGCGGATTCATCGCTGAAGTGATGCGCCGTGGCGCTGGTCCGATGGCCTGATATCTGTAGGAGAAAACCGATATGCCAAACATCACATGCGATGAGGCTGAGACGCTGATCAACGAGGCGGCGTCGCTGGGGTGTCGCTCGCCCCGCGAGGTTGAGCTGGCCAAGCTGGCTCTTGAGAATCGCATTGCGACGTATCTAGCCGGAGGCGGCGCGACGCGCGGTGCGTATCGTAGCGTGACGACCAGCGGCAATGTGGTGAGCGGTGATTATCTCATCATCGCCGATGCGACGGCTGGTGCGATTACGATGACACTGCCTCCTGCGGCGCTGGTTCCGGGTCGGATCTATGCCTTCAAGCGCATCAATTCCGGCGCGAACGCGGTCATTGTTGACGGTTACGCGGCGGAGACGATTGATGGTGCCGCGACGCATACGCTGACTCCGCAGTGGAACAGCGTGACGATCATGTCCAACGGAGTCGCGTGGTTTATCCTAGCTGATCATTGATATGCCAGTCATCTCCTGCACCCAAGCGGCTGAACTGATTGCTGAGGCTCAGGGAGCTTCGTGCAAAAGTCCGCGCGAACGCATCCTGCTGGAGATTGGCCTACTCTGGGAGGCGTCGATTCTTGGCGGAACGGCTGATATCACGGCGGATAACACGGTGATTACGGCTGATTCCACGATCATCACGGCGGACATGACCGAATTTCTGTAACCCGAAACCAAATCATTTAATTCGATATGGCACAGCAAACCATCAATGTCGGAACGTCCCCCAATGACGGGACGGGAACGCCGCTGCGTACGGCTTTCCAGTACACGAACAGCAACTTCAGCGAGCTGTACACGGCTGTTGGGCCGAGCGGCAACAACATTGTCGTTCCTGGAACCGCCACCATCACCGGCGCTCTGACGGTTGGAAATGGAACATCCGCAACTCAGACTTTTAGCGGTGTAACCAACATTCTCGACATTGGTTATGGTTCTTTGCGAGGCGGATCAGCATACGGCG